AACAACTATTGTTTGTAACTCTGCAATCCTAGTAAGGCATCCAGCAATAAAAATACTTTGTTGATGGTTTTGCCTTGCTGTATCTTCTGCGTATCGTTTTACTTGTTCAATATCATGAGAAGCTTTAATACATCTAATTTCTTTTTCTAATTGAAGTTCATCTTCCAAGCTAGGAGGTTGAGCTAAATCAAAGACAAAAGAAAAATCAAGAGGAATCTCTGCTTTTTTCATTGTTTTTCTCTATATGTAGCAATAATTCTTGCCATTTTCCGTGCCTAGCTTGCTGTCTTCTCAGTTCTTTGCAATGAGGGCAATCACACAATTCCGTCAAAGCTGTCAAGGTCATTTGCTTTTTCCGATAAACCAGTATAGATCCCATGTTGAGGATGATCATATCTATGACGGCCATCGAGGATATACCAGCGTTCCATGTTTAATACCCTTTGACGGTCTTCTTCGATCCACTCAGTCTTATACATACTCATTGAAGTTTTAATGTTCGATTAGGCCATAGTCTAGCCTCTATAAAGTCAACGTCTGATGGAGTAAGACTGTTGTTACTTTGTTCTGTAGCTGATTCAAGTACCCAGAGGGTAAAGCGTTTGCCTCGCTCGCTGCTGAAGAATAGTTTTTTCATTGTTCATTTTTAAAAGAATAGTTAGAATATTTTTGTTCCTTACCCCCTTAGCAAGTATTAGCATTTTGGTTATTGGATAGCTATTAAACCCTTAGAGTTGTAGAGGACACTAAGGGTTTTTTAGTCTTTGGTTTTTTCAGCCTTGTGATACACCTCTACATGGGCTTCGCATTTAGGACAAGAAAAAAATGAAATATAATCGTATTCATCTGAAGGCAAAGGAAATTCAGAATCACTTCCCCAAATCAATTCAGTTTGACAGTGCCAACAATTCATTGTCCTCTCCAGTTTCTAGGTCTGTTTGAATCAAGTCTTACAAGTTCTTTATCTATAGCGTTCAAACGGTGAAAAATTTCTCGGATGTCGCCTTGTCTTTTGTTGGATCGGTTTCCTAAGACCATCAGCAACGCTGACACCATAGCACCAATTAAAGCAGCAGCAATTTCAGACATTTACATTAGGCCATGTTCCTTGTTGAATTTTAATCCATTGCTTCTGAGCCTCTATAAGATCAGGCTTTGATGTATCTGGATCGTTAAGGACACTCCATATTTCAATTCTGTTATTAATAGATTCAACAGTTATGCCATGAGCCTTGGCTATTACTTCCTTTTGCGTCTGAGAAAGGAATTTCATTACT